TCCTCAATCATATGAGCATAAACTTCTGGAATATTAGAGTTGTTGAAAATGCCCGGCGTGATTAAATTATTAGAGGTGGAGGTGTCGTTATTCAATGACTGATATTCGGCGGCATTTTTGATGGTGTGGTAAAAAGTTTTCACGGCCGATTGCCATTGCGTAATATAAGTCGATAAATCTCCGGTCACCTTAAACAAATCAATAGTCTGTCCAGTGCCGACCTGAATAGGTTGATTGTCGCCTGGTGAAGTCAAATAGTCAGCCGAAGTAATAGTTTGCCCTGATTTGGTATTAATGCGAGTAATCAGATTTTGCACAACGCTACTCTGAAAGATATTAGTGGTTGGCGCATTATTAGTATTAGTGCCTTGGGAAGCTTGATATTGCGAATTCAAAGCATTAAACAAAACCGTATAGCGTTCGGAATTGCCGAATAATTGTTTGGTGGTGGTACCAGCTTGTGCAATTTGATCGAAGTTAGATCCTGATAAACTCTGATTAATAGTATTATTAGCGATCTCTTGATTGGCTTGTTGAATTAAATTGTCAATTTTAGTAATAGTGTCGGTAGAATCGGAGAGAAAATTAAAAGTACCTCCTTTAGTGCCAGTAATGTTAGCATCAATAATGAAATCGGCAGCTGCTTGATCTCCATTAACATCCATACTGGGATACTGACCTAAAATAGCGCAATCCAGTCTAATCAGATCTTCGATCACTTCGATTTGCTGACGTAAGCTAGTCAATTGATCGGTCAATAAAGTATTTAGAAACTGTGGAAAAACTTGTACACCCACTGTTTGTTGCAAATATAACATTCGATAAAAAGTGGAGCTGGGCATCTTGTTATATTGTGGAGGACGAGCTCGAATATGTCCTTGGGTATCGGCAAAGATTTCCAAGTTCAATAGGTCCTTAACATTTTGAAGCTTGCCTCGCACCGAAGTAAAATCGCTATTATATTGCTGAATACCGGAGTTTAAGACCTTATTAAAAGCCGGGATGTCATAGTCAGTATCATAGTAATCATCCACGATAAACAAGTTTTTGTCTTGATTGGCTCGAACCTCATAGGACATACGACGCGTCAAATAGTTGATTTGCTTACGCATAGTATTTTTAGCTTGGCTATTAGCTGGATTTTGCTGTCCATTGGCTAACAAGTTATTATTCTGGGAAGCAGTAGTATTAAGCTGATTAAATAATTGTTGCGTTTGTTGTTGAATAGAGCTGATGGAACTTTGAATACTGGTTTGCAAATTGGTAGCTTGACTTTGTAATTGTGTAATCTGACTATTGACCAAAGAATTGCCAGTAGGAGGTTGTAGGCTAGCAATGATATTAACCGCCCCTGCTGCCACTAAAGTATTTTGCAAGTTCGAAAATTGTTGTAATTTGCTATCCAAATCAGAGTTAATAACATTGATACTTAATTGTCCTTGCATGGCTTGAGCGATGGCACTTTCATTCATGACCAAACTTTTAAATGGAATGAAATTGCCCCATAAGGCATTGCTTTTGGATAGGTCAGAGCGCAACGAATCCAAATAGGTATGTACCGCATTTTGACCACTTTGTGGATCACTACTAAAGCCATTAAAATTGCCAGTGGCTTGGAAATAGGTGGCATAATTATAAGGTGTTCCAGTAATTAATAATGAGATAACATTCATCACATCTAAACCAGCAAAGGGCTCCTTATAAATATTAGGAGAGCCCACTAAACTGGGGTCATTAATTTGAGCAGTAGAACCTGATTGGGTATAAATGCCAATACCTTGTTTCCACTTATAAACCAAACCATCGGGAGCATAAAAAGTTCGCGTTACTCGACCAGTGACGGGATCGATAGTATGATCCTGAATATAATTACCAGAGGTAGCTTTTTCCCCTGCCAGAGAACCTAGCTTATATTTAACCAACGATCCAGATCCGCTTTCCGATAGTAAATATTTGTTCTCATCCAACAAAGTTAAATTGCTAGGTGAACCATTTAATACCACGCTATCGAAATTGGAAACGAAAGGGGTGAGAGGATCAAAAATCAAACCAGTAAAAGCATCCGCTCCTGGAAAGAAATTAACTTTGCCTTGATCAAAATAAGTAGTATTGTCCTTACCAGCAATATCGATTTGAAACTTACCATCTCGCCAATTATCTACCGCACTATCCACCACTCCAGCAAAGACATGAGTGCCCTCAATTTCAGTAACGAATTGTGTTCTAACCAAAGCCCATAAATAGTTGGGAAAATCAGGTCCAACATACATCGACTTTTCCGCTTGTACTGCAATATTGGCAGAAGGATTAAACAAGGTATCAGTAGCGTTAGCAATAGAGGTAATAGTATTGCTGACATTTTGCAGTATTCCCATGCCACTGAACATTTGTGTTAGACCCGATTGCACCTTGTTATCAAATTGACTTCGACTGTTCATGTAGATGTGCACGACATCCATGGGTTGAATAATTAATTTGCCAGAAAAATTAAAGCGCAATTTTCTTCGAGAATAATTTAATAGTTGGTTATTAACGGAAAAACCAGAAGCAGAATTGGCCAACAGTTGCAATTGATTAAAGATAGCCGTAATGATAGCCGAGAAAGTAGCTAGTTCACTATTGCCAGTTAGGCTCTGAATATTATTATCTGGACCAATGGGGGAAGCGGTGGTAGCTAATCCATCATAGCCTGCTAAATTGCCACCTTGTAAATAATCAGGAGGCACAGAAACACTATTGCCAAATCCACCTAAACCTGGAATGCCAGTGCCCCCAGTAGGATCATAAGTGAAAGGAATCTCTAGTCCTAATCGATCAATGATTGCAGTGACAGGTTGACCTAAAATAGTTTGTTGATCAATGTTAAAAGTAATGGGGCTGGCGTTGCGAGCGGACCTAGCACTATTAAGTTGATTTTGTTGATTAGTGATAATTTGATTGGCCGAAGTAATACCTAATTGGAAAGCGGAGTTGTTGTAGAAAGCATTAGTGGCATCACTTAAAGCCACTTCGATGTCATAATCAGTAATGAGCATGGACTCATAAGGATCCATAATCGACAATGAGAAACTACCAGAAGTGCCCAGATCCACTCCTACATTAGTATTGATATTAGTGAAATTAGTAATCTCAATAACGCCATCGCCTCCACCCAAAGTGGATTGGAAAAGATCAGTGGGATCGGTCAACCAAGTCGTATAAGGCGCGGTTTGGTTATAGGCATAGAGCACTCGAAGGCGATCTACCACACTAAAAAAACTGGTGGCATCTTGAGTGGTAAAAGGATTAGATCCTCCTGGAAAGAGACCAAAGGCATTGCCTCCGCTGGCATAGCCATTGTTAGCCATATCTGCCAAGGTGATAATGACAGGCACTAACTGATTGGCCACGCTACCAACGGCCGAAGTCACTTGCTGGATTTTGCCGAGCTGTTCCAAGGCCGAAATCTGATTGCACTTGTTTTGGAATAGGATGCGCATCGCCTTGTAGTAGATTTTCTCATCAGAATCCATGAAATCGGGGCGATAGTTTTCAGCGATGGAAGAGAACATCCTTTTCTTGACCAATACGGTAGCACTAGACTGCTGCCATAAAATGCTATTCAATTGAGGGTCAGTCTCGTAAGGATCGCGACGCAGATAGCCAGACTCACTGTAACTGCGTTGCGCGCTTTGATCGAACTGCCCAGCAAAGGCGCCGAGGCTACCGTATTGCAAATTTTGGCCGTCCACAATAGAACCGAGAGAGGTGGCCGTATTGGAACCGAGGCTGTACTGACTGCTGATGGTGTTAGCTAGATCGCCTAAAAAACCAGTGGCCATCTTACTCGCTCACTTTCACAATAAACTCGCCAATGTTTGCACAATATTTCCACTGGTATCGACAGTTTGCACTCCTAAATTAGTATTGACGATAGTATTACCATTGAAAGAGTAGGGAGTATTGTAGGTGGATGGACCGCTCACGGGACTTTCTGACCATGGGAAATAGTTGGTTCGATAACCACGACGTTGGGTTACGGTAAAAACCATAGAGTAATCAATTAAAAAATTATCCGCCCTTTCTGTGACATCCATGCTATCGAAATATCCTCGATAGACCCAGCCATTGTAGTACATCTCGATAGCAAAAGCTAACGAGGCTAATGTTGGAATATTCTGCACCGACAACATATTGTTTGGACTATCTAAACCTAATATACCGCTTAAAGCTCCGCCTCCGATCGCTCCTGCCAACTGAGTACCACCTATAGCCTGCCCTAAAGCATTTCCTATACCTTGAGCCAACCCATTCGATACATCGGCGCTGGCATTATTAGCCGCCAAGGTCAGTCCCACCGCATCAAAAGCATATTGCTCCGCTCGATAGATCTCATACAGCATATTGATACCTTCAATGCCCGAACTTCCTGTCGTGCCAGAAATATTCAAAGTGCTTAACTCTTCTCCCCAATATTGCAAAGTAAATCCACCCTTGGTTCGATCCTTGGTAATTAGTTTCTTGTGATGATAAGTGATATTCTGCGGATTGATAAACATTCTGACAGTGCCAAATTGTGGAACATACCAAGTGATAATGTTGCGAGTAATTTGACCGCTAACTCCTGGCGTAATATTAGTGAAAGGTAGTCCATTACCGTCCGCAGAAGGTGTAGAAGCCACCAAGAAGCCATTAGATAAATAAGAAGCTTGTTGTTGCTGGGTTAGAGGGTTAGAGCCATTTAAAGTGGCGACGGTTTGACTTAATCCTGCGGTGGTTGCATCAAGTGAGAAAGTGGCCATGAAGATCCTTATTGCCGAGTTGAAGCGGCATTTTGCACTTGCGTTTGAGCGGTATCATGAATTTCATGACCGCAATGCTGACACTTGCCCACAAAATTAACGGTGATACTACTGCCTCCGGCCAAAGTAACTGGAATGGGAGATCCTTGATGAGCTCCAGTGCCGGCCGTACTTTCTCCTACCTTGTGCACGCCACCTGATGTTGATTTATTAACGGAGATGGCTCGACCCACTTGTGCTCCAGCCGTTTCTTGATCTGGCGGTGGATGAAATAATTTGACACCTGTTTGAGAAGTAGCTTGCATAGCTTGCGCGAACATTTTAGAAGCTCGATCTACTTCGGCACGTTCTGGTTCGGAGGAGGCGGAAGCTCGTTTTTTGGCCAGCTCGGCATTGACGGATCCGGCGCTATCACGGATCTTATCTTGATTGCCACCTTTAACTGCTTCCATATAAGCACTACCAACCTCCCCTACATCTGGAATGGCAGATTTAATTGACATCATTAGTCCCTTGATAATGTCTCCTGGTTGCTTATCAGGAGAGGCCATTTCATTTTGATCTTGAAAATCGGCAATCGATCCACGATTCAAGTTGATGCCGGCTCCCTCACCATTGGCTCCTCCCGCATGACCAGAACGAGCCGTCATCGCGTCTTGTAGAGCATTAAAATTAGCCATCCCGGCTTGAAATTGCACTTGTTGAGTTTGAATATTGACTTGACCTACCTTGGTCATGGATAATTGCTCCAGAGATTTACCAGCTTCTACGGTTTGTTCTAGAGTTTGGCCAGGAGCGTTGGGAGTCTTAATTTGAGCGCCAGGTCGCATCGATTCCAACAACGCTTCTGCTTCGCCTTGAGTTTTGGCTTGCGAGCCCAATGGACCTTGTTGCAACATTTGTAGTTGCATAGTGTAGCGATCAGCAGCTCCTTGATTGTGCTTTGCTTGTTCTTTGCTGACAATTGGACCAGTCAGTTTACGAATAGTCTCTTCGATCTTTTTACGAGCCGCTTTGGGATCCTTAACCATCAAATCTTCCATTTGATAAGCTCCCATCATGCCACCGGGACCACCAGTGGATTGCGACAAGAAAGCTTTTTGCCCTAAGCTCATTTTAGACATAACATCGGTGTAATTCTCGCCCATCTTAATGGCATTTTGCACTGGTACACCGACGTTCTTCAGTTGCTGAACATACTCTTGCATGGCCTTAGACATATTTTGGGTCATCGCTTCAGCGTCAATGCCCCCAAAAACGAAGCCTTTAAAAGCATCGACCGATTGTCCCACCGCTTGACGCACATCTTCTAATCGAGCGTGAAGCGTTTCCGAGACTTCACTCATGCGAGCGGAATATTTGAGCCCGGCTTCGGCTCCCATACCATATTCATTCATGGCTTTGGCCATATCTTGCGTGACATCGGCCATGCTTCTACCAGCTCCTTTGGCATATTGGATAGCTCCAGTTAAGACGGTAGTTTCTACAGTGCCTAATTTCATACTATCGGAGATATTTTTCATTCCTCCTGGCAGTTGCGACATCATACTAACATAACTCTCCATGGATTTTCTACCAGTTTCGGTGGCGCCTAAACCAGTAGCTCCCAGAGAGTTCATCATCACTTGACCATACTTATTGGTGACGTCATTTAAATGCTCAAAATTATCGCCAGTTTCTTTCAGAAAGTCTTGTAATCCTCCTCCCGAAGCAGCCGTTTGCATCATCGCATTTTGTAGGAACAAATTGTTGTCGGCGCTAATCAATAATTGTTGGGCAAATTGCGTAATGCCTGTACCAGCTTCCGCCAATACTTGCTTGATTTCGTAACCAGATTTGCCAGCCACTCCCAACATTTTGGTCAGAGCTTCGGTGGCTAAGGTAGAAGCCGCCGAACCCACTGGAGCATGTTGAATAGTGTCAAATAATGTTTTAGCTTGATCTGAGAAAGTGGTTAAACTACTACTGTCAATATTAGTGAAATCTCGAAAAGCTTTGGTAGCTCCAAGAGTAGCGGTAGTCACCAAACCAAACATAGCAGAGTTTTGACTCATCTTGGAACTAATATTGTCCAAGGTAACGCCATGTTTCTCTAATTGATCGTTGAGGTCTTTAAGAGCAGGCAAACCTGTGACATGAGTACGATTCCAATTATCCTCATCCAGAGTAGTTTGCTTTAGCCATTCATCATAGGCCTGCATTTTTTTGGTGCGATCCTCGATGACTTTGGCATCAATTTGGGGCACACTGGGGTCAACGGGGTCACTCATCTATTATCCTTGTTTCTGAGCTAAAGTTGCCTTGCGTCGTCTTTTTTTAGGAACTTGCTCAAGTTTCTTGAACTGTTCCATGGAGTCCAGGATCATTTGTTGGGATTCTTGGAAATCTTCATCGGAGGACTCATGGGTATTTTCGTTCATCATTTGTTTCACGGCTTCTGGATTAGTGAAGGATCCTATTAGATATGCGTGATTTTTAGCAAGTTCTGCATGATCTCTTTGATCTCCAATCCAATGCTGATATAACCACAATTTCAGAACCGGGTCCATTTCAGTAATAAATGGATCGTTGGGAAGCTTTCGATAGGTCTTACAGAGTTCCCAAACAAATCGATGCTCCGGTTCATTGGCTATTTTTTTAGGTCAGCAATTACCTCCTTAACTTGAGCATCTGTTTTGATGGTATATTTAGTTTGAGCTTGTTGAGCCAGCTCAGTATATTCATTATATAGTCGAAGAAGTAGAGAATGATCTAATTCCTCGATAAAATTAAGTCGATCTTCTAACTGATCAGAATTAAGAAATTGGGCTACTTCTACTCCCGCTACTATCACCAGAGATCGGGCCAGGATTTGTTTGCGTGTCTCGAATACTAACTGCACCGAACCATCAAACTCGGCAGCGGCCACTACGGCCTCTCGAAGATCTTTAGAAGCCAGTGTTTGCAAACGATAAGTATTGCCTTCAATATCAATATCTTTGGACAAACGAGTCATACCAATCAACATTTCAATGCGACGTTTAGCGCCATCAGATAATCTTTCGCGACCGTCTCTCTTGGCTCGTTTAGCTTCCAAGATTTGTTGTTCTACTTCGCTCATTTGTCGCATAGGAGAAGGTGACGGTTGCATTTGAGCTTGAAAATCTCTCAAGGCCACTGGATCAAATGGTGGAGGTTGCTCTTCTCGCACTGGTGGTCGTTGAAGATTGGTCTCATCGGGAACACTAAAATCCCGCATGGGAGCACCTTGTATTTTCTTCTTACCTAATGGACTATCAAATGATGGCATTTATATCTCCTTAAAAACAAAACCCTACTCCTGTTATATATCAGCAGGAATAGGGTTATTATCATTTCAAGAAGATATTGTGATTAGTAGATACCTTGTGAGCCTGGATATTGTGCCGAACCAATGTCGATCAGGCCGGCAGCGTCCAGAGAACCACGACGACCCGAAGCGCCCATGTCAGTTTGCGATTCAATCCAAGTGGGATTATTAGCGCCACCGAATGGTTTAAGAAGGCTGTTTTGGCCACCCACAGCAGCTGGACCACCATTCATAGTGCTATAGATTTGTTCGGCTTCCCAATCCATTTTATCGGTAATGGTCCAATCCGAGATTTGATAGGTGTAAGCAATGCTTTTGATCCAGACATTCTTGATAATGGTGGTAATTTGATTGGCTACTGCATACTTCTGTTTATCAAAGATAACGATATCGAAAGGATATACTTGCGCTGCCACATGCAAGAAACCTCGATCAAAAGCTTCTGCTACTCGTAGTTTTTGAAAACGAATACGATCACAAGATCCCGTAATGTTAGTGGATTGATTGGGAACAGAATCAATATGACCATCGGTGCCCACTTCATCAATCATTTTGATTTGGCGGCTTTCATTGATTTGCATCGATTGCACGGCCCCAACTGGCTGATAACCAGAAGGAGTTCTAACCGCAATCAAGATATTAGTGGAAATGGCGGTTTCGGTAGTATTAGTGCCGAAACTATCACCAAGATTTAAGATGCTTCCAGTTTGCGGATATCCTGTGGTCATTGTGCTCCCTTAATTATGGTGTTCCCGTTCCTAAATTGCCGACTGTCACCTTGATAAAGATCCAGTTGATGGGATAGGTGGGCTGAACACTAACCGAGACATCCCATTGACGAGGATCTACTGCATCTTGGACCACTGTTAGTCCTGCAAAGGCGGTAATGATACCTTGTGCAATCAAAGAGTTAAGTAAGATAACAGCTTCGGCATTCAGCGAAGAGGCCGTGGTGGCTGTTTGCGGAGTGCCGATGAAACCATTGAAGCCGGCTCGAAGTACTTTGGCAACACGATCTCGAATGAAGACGATCGAAATCTCTTGTTCCTCTGGAAAGCCCGATTGACTGGTAGTAATTCCCCACACCACCTTACCACCACCGGCCACTGGTTGCAACACGGTAACACCAGCTGCCGTCAATTGTTGTAGTACGGTAGTAGAGAAGATCTTATTACCCAGAATAGTAAAGCCAGAGAAGACCTTATTGGTAAATGGATTTTGCAAAGCCAGATCGGCATTGGCATATCCCGCTGCGGCGGCTGCCATATAAAAGCCATCAATCAAAACATTTTGCGAACCAGCTTGTACCACAATCTGATCGGGATAGAAATAGACCGCTCGGAAAGTTTCGCCATAAGCGGCTGGCACCGAGTAATTAGCTAAGTCTTCGATATTACCAGCTAAGACCTCAGTCACGGTATTACCTTGAATACCTTCCAAAATCCCTAAGTTTTCGACGGCCGCTAATTGCGCTCCAGTCAAATTGGCCGGAATTAGTCCTTGGATAGCGCCAATAAACAACACTCGTTCTTTCCGATTAAGAATATTACTCATAGTGATACAATGGCTCAAAGCATTTTGGAAGATGACGCTAATAGTTTGGTTAGGTAGAGGTACTAAAATATCACATTCCACCACTTCCAAGGCCGCTAAAGCATTAACCCAACCAGCATCATAGAAAGCAGCATCACGAGCATCTACTATTGTGACTCGAAGTTGATTGCCATTAGGAACCACATTGTAATTAAGCACTAAATAGGTGCTGGTTAGTGCAGGATCCAATACTTCATAACGTAGGCTACTCTCACTAACGAAAGCCATATTAATAGTCAGCGTATTAGTGCCAGAATTATAAGCGCTAATATCATAGAGACCATCATTACCAGAAGTAGAACCATTAATTTGTACTCGATATAGTAATGATAATGTCGAGGCATTACCAAAGGTGCTGAAATTAATGGCAGTGCTATGGAAAGTGCCCGTAGCAGTATTAAGTAAAGCTACCAGGGTACCATCAGTGCCCGATCCACCTACCACCGGAAGTCCTGTGGGAATATAAATCAGCTCAAAGGTAACCGAAGTTTGTGAGACGAAATCTGGGAAACCACTGGGACTAGTATATGGAGTAGGATCGCCTGGTTCACCAGAGGTAATGGTTTGCACCGATAATACACCATTAGAAACTGCTGTAATTTGGAAGATCCCAATATTAGCTTTATTTTGCGAATCAATCACTTGAAGTAAATTACCAACATAAGTGGAATCAAACTCAATAGAGGGCGAAGAGAAAGTGGTCTTGTTCTCAAAAGCTGGGAGACGCGCAAAATAACCATCAAATCCACTAAAGACATCCTCATAACTATTAACTACAGTATAGCCGAAAGAATAACCAGATGGTGGTTGCAAGTTGCTAAAAACAAATTGACTGGTAGTAGGCTGTCCAGCGGTATTGAGAGTGTAATAGGTTAGCTTATTAGGCAGAACTTGTGTTTCTACTTGAGTAGTCGGATTGGTTACGAAAACATGGATATCCGAGTTAAAATCAGGTACCACTCCCATCGGAAATGGAAAAATAAAGTCATTAACATTAGTGGATAGCGCATTGACACCAGGAGGTGCTGGTTCCATAATGTAAGAAGTTCTTCGAGGAAGCGGAGGAGCTGCTTGCAGGGCAATCATGGAAGAGGCGGCATTGGCGTATAGCATTTGCGCACCCAAACTCAAATTATTGGTTAGGCTGGGAATGCCCGACAAATTAACCACATCACTCATGCCGACTGTTAAAGTAGGAGCATTAATATTAACTTGTGGGATTTCATTAGTAGTAAGACTGTCGCCTCGTACCAAAACACCGCTGGAAACGATAATGGTGAAACCATCTCCTTGTACGAATGGAGAAGTAGTAATGCTGGCTACTTGAGTTTCAGTAATAGAGAAACTCAAAATACCATTGCTGACAATTTGACCATTAGCAATCCAGACAATGGGATTACCATTAGCATCTAATTGAGCACCTGAAACAGAACCATAAGCCAAGAAAGAAGCCGTACCAGCGATGGGCTGGTTCATGGCATTGCGTTGTACTGATACGCAACGAATAGTCCAAATCTCTGGTGGATCGTCAATATCGACCAACGTTAGACTATTGATAGAACCTAATCCAACATTGGTAGTGAGAGGTACATAAAAAGTACCACCCTGATCTTGTAAGTGAGCTTGTTGTAGCAGAAGATGACCAGTAGTAGGATCTAATTGAGCTTGATACAGATCGCTAAAAGTAGTGGTCGCAGTAATAGGTCCCAGCTCTAATAGCGTCAGTGGAATACCATTCTTAAAAATAGTAGTGCGATTAGGAATGAGCGGGAAATTGGCCAGAGCAAAATGACGACCATCAGCTCCTACGGTAGTGGTATAAGTAGGATCTAATCCATCTTGCCCTCCACCCTGCGCCGAAGCAATTAGCGTTTCATTAGTGGAACCTTGACCAATCATGGCGACGACACGGGCACCACCAGGAAGGGCAACGCCAGATGACTGTGTAGCCACAACTGAATAGGCGCCGGGGTTGGGATTAGTAAGTCCTGGGATGTTTGACATCAGCTGATCCTTTGCATGTTAAGCTTATCACTATGCATCATTATTCGCATGTGTTGCCTTATTATTTATGGGCCGTATTTGCATATCAATAGTATTGCTTTTTATGCCCATCTTACAGCTCTGCCAACATATTAGCAATATTAACTTCGGTATTGATAGTTAAATTAGACGGAATAGGATGATTAGGATCCTGTAAATTAGCGAAAGTAGCGGTAAATAAAATAGCATCAATGGTATTATTAATTGGTATTTCGCGTTTCCATTCGCTTCTAATATCCAAGGTCAAAGTTTGTCGAAATAATTTGTCATTGCGATCATCTGTTTCCGAAGGAGCCCCCACCGATAATGGTTTGACGATAATGCCAATTTGATGCAGAGTCTCAAAATGAACTTCGGTAAAACACATGCCAATAGTTTCCACTAAATCGTCGCGAGCTCTCAAACTACGAGTTAGCACATCAATGATAATAGAACCTTCCCAGACACCAGCGGTTAATAAAGCTACTGGTTTATAAATAGTGGTTTCATTACCATAACCGTCAACATACAACATCTTATCATAAGCCACTTCACCTTGATTACGATTGATAGAAATAGGAACATATCGAGTGCCACCGTTCTTGACTAAAATGGCGGGATAAAAAATGCCATCATAGCGATAATTTTCACCAATAAACAGGCGCGTGGACAGCACTGGATTGGGGTTGAGCTGTGGTTGAGCTCCCGGTCCGAATGGCAAATCGGCGCCCAATGGTAGGTCGGTATGGTCGTTCACATTAGCGAACCCCCATTGATCTTTAGCAAAATGGTAGTATGAGTCATGAGAGAAAAAATCTCTTAATGTAGCAATAATCATTTCTTTAGGATAGACAATCATAGACGCCTGAACTATGTGATAAATCTTCATCAAATCACTCTTAAAAAGATTACTACTTGACATTTTTTGACCAATCTAATACTTTATCAGACACAAACCTATGATTAAGCCTAAATGTATCCGTCAATAATTTCTTACGATCCAAAAATATATTAGCACCATCATATAAAAATTTTGCAATCCTATCACATTGCTTCGATCCGCAATATACAAGATAACAATACTTATCGCCATTTTTAGCTTCTATTTCATATAGCTTAGTTTTATTTAAGCTACAATTAGTCATTAAAAATTTTTGAACTTCTTGACAAACTTCTATTGAAGATATTAATGAGAAGCTCATTCTATCAAACTTGTTAGTGTAAAAACTACCATCACCATCAACTAATCCTCTAATATAATGTTTAATTAATTCGTTTGGAATAGTTTTTGGAAATTGTAAAGTAGTAGATTTTTGTGGCACTAAACCATGCTTCGCTAATGAGCGAACAAAATTAGTTGAAGAAACAACATATCTATATCCAACAAATAACTCTTCATTAATTTCAGTTATCACCTTGCTAATCTTATAATTAACTCCAATGAACTTTTTGAACTTGACTATATGATTACGATCTTTTTCTGCTAACTGCAAACTTAACTGCTTATTATTATTGCTTATATTGCCGTCAGCTCCCAACATACCAAGCCAATAAGCTTTTTCTTCACAATCAATACAATCGAACTTACTAATCAAAAACTTATCATATTTCAGTGGATCATATTTATTAAGACTCACTAATTGCTTTTTTATGGTCTTTGGATCCTTGTTAAAAATTTTTGCCATATCTGCTAATGAAACCATTGGATTATCATTTAACAACATCATTTGTTTAATTTCTTGCTTACTAAATACAACTATCTTATTTTTTGCCGATTGAGATTGCGATCGAATGTCAATATTGTTATCTTTCAATATCTTAATCACACTTTTATGACATTTGAATCCAAAATAATTAGCAAGGTAATGAGATGATTTACCAGACAAATACATGGAAATTATCTCTTTTTTGATGTTCGTAGTGATATTAGTTTTGATACCACTTGTCATGTTAACCATTTTCTTTAGGATAGACAATCATAGACGCCTGAACTATGTGATAAATCTTCATCAGATCGCTCTTAAAAAGATTACTACTTGACATTTAAGCTCCATAAACACATGTTACGACTACTGGAGATAATACCATGAACACTTGAAAGGTAGTATTTTTTAAGAAGCTCAAATCCACTGATACTGCCATTCGATAATTTTGACCAGTCCGATAATCATCTGACGTTAAAGAAAGGTTGGCATATTGAGTTTGGGTGCGCCAAGAATATTCTGTCGCGGTACATCCTCCGAGTGGGCCAAAAGAAGTAGCATTTGGAACTGCTAAATTGACAAACACTGTATTTTCTTGAGTGGGATCTCCAGTTAAATTGCCAGTCATATTGCTGTAACTAACATTAGCAAAGGTATCCAAAACAGAACCAGAAGTTTGATTATTATTAGCGTTAACATATTTCATTAGGCTTAATGTGACGCAATTATATGTGCTTCCTACTGGAGGATTGGGACCAGCTAGTGGAATATAACTTAAAGCCTCTTGAAATACTGGAGTAAGAGTTAGAGCTGGCGCTATTAGATTCATCCCCATAGCGATATTAATTAATCTGCAATTAGGCGGAATGATATAATCCAATGCAAAAGTCCTACTAAAGGCCGTAGGACCGACAACAGGATCTTGACTATCCATCAGAGCAGCATATTGAGTATTAGGAAGAGTGGTGGCTGATCCCAGATTAAGAACTCTCTGAAATTGAACTGAAGTTCCAGAAGTAGCGGCTATGAATTGAGGGGCAACCGGCACTGGTGGGCTTCCATAAGGATTACCTGACACTCCTGCCGAAACTCCAAAAGGAAATAGAGTGGAATTATCAACAATAGGGATTTCCACATAAAAAGTTTGATTGACATTATTTCTAAACTCCCAAAAACTGGAAATATTCAAACCAGTTTGATTATTGGTATTTAGAGCATCAACATATTGAGTATCAAAAGTATTATCAACAATGCTAACCAAATTTTGGGCCGTAATAAATCCAGCCACATAAGCTTGAATAGTAAAAGTA